ATATATTCCCCTCGAATAACCTATGTCTGGCGTGGGTTTCGACAAACTGAGGGCCGAACTCGCAGTGCGGAACAGGGAATTAACAGGGAATTTCTTTTATAAAGCTGCGAGTATTCCCAGCCAAGGACTGTTTGGGCGAATATTTCTTCCTCGAGGCTCGAGACCTCTCAACCGCCTATTTCCCCTTTTCGATCAAGAATTGACGGCGGACAGGGAGCCATTGGATCAAGACGATCAGCTTGCTGCTTCATCCAGTTTATCCGTTGTCCCTTTGGTGCTTCTGGCGAGAGGTCGTGTCCATCCTCTGTCCACAGTTTCTCCAGAGCGGCAATGAAATCTCGCATCTGTCGAGATCGAGCCCAATTTGTGACCCAGGATTCGAGATCGCGGACCTTCTTCTCTTCTTGGGTGATTTGTTGAGCCAGTTCCGCTCTCTCCTTCGCCTTTTTCTGCTCCTCGATTGCCCGCTGGGCTGCCAATGCTGCCGAGATCAGGCTGGAGCGGCCATCTCGCACTAAGGCTCCGATACACGTGGGCAATAGGGCTTCTAATCGATGCTTTTTGCCGTCGCGATACTTATGCCCGTATGCGTAGTCCCCGACTCGAAACTCCAAGTCTCCGGAAGGGACGTATTCAATAACAGTTCTGGTCCAGGAGTATTCCTTCACCTCTCGCCGACCCTTTTCTCGAACCTTTTCGACCACGGCGAAAGATACCCGATGACCAAAGATCTGAGCCCCTGTCCCGTGCCTGCCCTCCTTCACACTGACTGGGAATCCTTCGGCTTCAAGGGTGAGAATTACTGCATTGACGAACATCAACGATCGTTCGAGGGATTCCTTGGATACTCGAAGATCAAGGCAAGGCTGATTGTAAGGCATTCGGAGAATACCCTTCTCGTCTGGACGAGCGTGTTTCAGAACCCGCTCCGTTGTCGTCACCAGTTTGTGCCGCTTGGCTTCAGGATCCAAGACTATCGTACGTGACTCAAGTTCGACGATTCGCAAGTACTCCGGATCCGTCGGTTCTGGCGCGGGCGATACCGTCGGGGGATTTGAGATCCCTTGCGCTGGCGGAAGCTTGATCCGCTGAACAACGGGAAGGTCCTTCGCCACTGGCAGTGGTAGGCGCTTGACAGGCTTACCAAACTCTTTTTTGACCCAATACCCACGGCCGGGTAGTGGGATTTGAAGCTTGCGACATACTTTTCCAAGTGCTACGGCCGAGATTCCATATTTTGGTGCAAGCTTGACCAACGGTTGTTCCCAAATCTCTGCGTAAAGGTCCTCGCGGTTCCAGGTTTCCATATCGACCCCCAGATTCACATTCTATTGCCACCTGGGTTTCGCAGGTGTCCAGCGCGGATTCCGGAAAACTGATCGCCTGACTCGCAAAGCGGAAATGGGAATTTCTGCTATATAGCAGCAGGTATCTCTCACGAAAAATGAAGTTTCATTATTCGGCAGAGGTGGCGATTGGGGTTTGAATGAGGGTTTCAGTCTGAAGAATAGTTGGTCAAAAGCGTCCGAACCCGAACCTGGTCCGGTCCCATTCGCGAAGCAATTCACCTCGGGTAATGAAGGGCGAATGAGAACCCGACCGCTCCTCTGCTTCCAACCTCGCAGCCTCTTTCTTGTAATAATCGAACAGCCCATAGCACGATTGCATGCCTTGATGCTTGAACCAGTCAAGTGCCTGAGAGGTTGAGTCAGCCTGGTCATCGAACTTGCCTTTCGGGAAGCTGGTGAGCTCGTGCAGATATTCGCCGAGCCACGCTGCTTTGTCCGGAAGATGAACAAAGCCGTTTTCAATCGTGCTGGTGACCGAATGCATCCGCATGGTTTTGTCCATCGTTGGTTCGTACCTCTTGATCGCGTGCATTCCTTGGTTAACCAGCTCCTGGATCAGTTGCGTGCCCGATGCCTTGTCCTCGATCAGGATCCTTTGCGAACTGAATGCTTCTGCTTGTTCCCGCACGGCACGCTTCAATTCCGGATAGCCAAGGCGTTTGCGAAAAACATGAAGAAGGTAAGCGTGGTTTTCTTTGACTCCCCAGGTGGTACACACGCTGTAATCACTAAGTTCTGTAGGTTTGTTCGCAGTGTCCCAGCTTTGGAAGACCATCTCGAACTTCGACGGTCTGTCAGCTGCGGTGTAGATTTTAAACCACTCCGCTTTCACCATACCTCCGCCGAACGGAGCAGGGGCCTGCTGGTATTGACCGCTAAAATTGTATTCCCCCTGGGCTTCGCGAAGATGATTGAGGATCTCAAGCGGCTCCCGCTCAGGATGTAGTGCTTCTCCGGCGCGCCGCTCAAACCGCCGTGATCCATAAGGCGTTTGAATCAGGTGCGTCTCATCCTCTTCCGCAATTGCTGGAAAACGTAACACTTTCCAATCCTCCAAGCCGAGCACATGTCCCGCAAGATCGTCCTCGTGCAATCGCTGCATAATCAGAATGATGCACCCGTCTTTTTTATTGTTGAGGCGGCTGTACAGCGTGTGATCGAACCAATCATTGACTGCCTTCCGCTGCGTGTCAGAGACGGCCTCATCAGGTTTCAATGGATCGTCAATGATGATGAAGTCAGCGCCCCTGCCCGTCAGCACCCCGCCGATGGATGTCGCTAGCCGAAACCCATTTCGGGTTGTCACGAATTCCTGCACTGCCTGTCGATTCGGAGACAATCGAGTTGAAAACAGATCCCGATAAAAAGAGCTGCCAAAGAGAGCTCGACAATCGCTCGACAACTTACTGGCCAGCTCCTGCGCGTAGCTTGCAACGATGATCTGGGCACTCGGATCGTGACCAAGCAACCAGGCGGGAAAAGCAACAGAAGCGCAATGGGATTTGAGCGACCGGGGAGGAACATTAATGACAAGGCGTTTAGTTTTACCTCGCCGACAGGCTTCCAATTCCGCCGCAATCACCTCAATATGCCAATTCGGCAGGAAGGATGTTGCGGGATTCAGTTCGTGGAAACTCCGCTCGATGAAGGCAGTGAAATCCGAGCGCAACATCGCACGATATTCATTCGGGGTCAGCTTCATTGTTACCCTCCATATGACTGGATTGAAAACGCTTGAGTATGTTGGCCATGACTTTCTGATCTGCCTCTGAGAATTCCGTCGTGGGCGCAATTGCGACGGAGCGTTCCTCAGCAGACATGACCAAGTGGCACAGGTATCGCATGGCGTGACCGTCTCCAGAGGCTGCTTTGTTGACAAGCTGCGTGATCGCCGCTTCAAGCTTGGTGATCACTTTGCGACGGCCGTTCTCGTTGATAACCACCTCCTCACGCAGCGTCCGTTCTAGCACTGTGGCCAGGTTGAGCGTCCCCTTCGGTCTCCCATTGAGATTGCCCGATTCGCCTTTTTTGAACTGGGCATGCTTGGGCGGCTTGCCGTAACCTACGTCGTAGGTTCCGTTCTTGGGGTCATCCTTCATGGGTCGCCTCTTGCTCAAGCTCACTGAAAATTCGTCCGGATTTCTCGTGCACCGCAGTCTTCCCCGTAAAAGTCTGCCAGCGGCGAATAATGGTATCTACATAAAAAGGATCGAGCTCCAGACCGAAACAGATTCGTCCGGTCCGTTCGGCGGCAATGACGGTAGTCCCGCTGCCGAGGAAGGGGTCCAGGATAATGTCGTTACGCGAAGTGCTATCCAAAATCGCATCCCCGACCATCGCCGCAGGTTTGATCGTCGGGTGAAGACCCGACAGCTGCTCCTCGCCATTCCGTGCAGGCGAGTTCACCCGGGGATATTGCCAAACATTAGTCCGGTATCGTCCGTATTGGCCGAGTTGGATATTATTCTGGTGTTTCGCTTTTCCGCTTTTGAACACGAAGACCAGCTCATACTGACTCCGATACAGTGAGCCTTGCCCCCCGCTTTCCTTGACCCAGACGCACAAGTTTTTGAATTCGGAATACACCCGGCGAGAAGCGGCGAGTATCTCGGGAAGATGTCTCCAATCCATGCATACGAAATGAAGCGACCCGCCTTCACAATTGCGTGCCAAATTCCGGAAAATCTTGAAGAGAAATTCCGCGAACTCAGCTTCACTCATCTCGCCTGAGGCCATGGCAAATTCACGAGGATGGATATTGCCAAATCCGGCGACGTAGCCATCGATCGGGTCGTTGTAGGGCGGATCAGTAAAGACTGCCGCTGCGCGGTGACCCTGCATCAGCTCTGAGTAACTTCTTTCATTTAGCGCATCACCACAAAGCACGCGGTGCTTACCGAGCTTCCAAATGTCGCCGATCTGGCTCACCTGAGTTGGATAGGGTTCAGGGAGTGCATCTTCAGGATCCTCTTCGCCCTCAATGGGCGGGGAGAGGTTCTCGATGAATAGATCAATCTCACCCATTTCAAAGCCCGTGGCCTCGAGAGAAAAATCCAGTTCAGCCTCGGAGAGGATTTTCAGCTGTTCGCCGAGCAGCCTGTTGTCCCACTCGGCGTTCTCCGTGAGCCTGTTATCAGCGATCAGAAAGGCGCGCGCTTGAGCCTCCGTCAGATGTTCAAGGCGAATGGTCGGCACCTCATCAATGCTCAGTAGTTTGCAGGCTTCAAGGCGGCCATGACCCGCCACGACCTGCATCTCAGCGTTGATCAATACCGGAACATTGAAGCCAAACGCCTTGATGCTTCTTGCTATCTGCAGGACCTGTTTTTCCTTGTGTAGCCGGGGATTCTTAGGGTCGAGCCGGAGACTGGCAATGGGTCGGTATTCGATTGCCAATTTTCGTTTGGCTTTAGCCAACCTCTCAGTCGTTTTCTGGACATTGGCCGTCTCAGTTTGAATGGCTTTATGCATATGTCTCCCTTCCCAGGTCCCGCGATTTCGGCCCCAGATTACAAAAAGGGATGGGGGTTGAACAGGCAACAAAACCGGCTTTCTTAGGCTATTTTGTTTCCGGGTCGCTGAAACGCTGATGGAATCGAGGATCTATCTCATTGCGCCAGAAAGGATTGTTCCGCTTGAACTTAGCTAGATTCTTGCGTATCTGTTCTTCGGTAATGGGTTCCTCGGGAAGGTTTTCGTCTGTTTCAAATCCGGCGTTTACTAAATTCGCTAGGGTCTTCATCGTGACGGAGTGTGCCAAGCTTCTTTTGAGAAACCCGGCACTCATCAAGGCTAGAGAATGATCCCGATCTCGGCCGCGCCGCTTGACTCCATAAGCAAATTTGCAACGGCCGAGTGCCTCTGACAGGTCCTTCGCGACAATGCCAAGATTGATCGCTAATGCCTGATTGCCTTGCTCCTCATAAAACTCCATGGCCGCGTGAAGTCCTGCAATTGCAGTTTCCAATTGCTTCTTGCGCTTGGCTCCTTTGACCTTTTTTTGCGCATTCAACCAAACAGAGACAGCCTTATCCACATAACCCCTGATTTTGGTCGCGCATAGATCACACAGTTGTACATCGCTTAAGATTGAAAGGATGGTAGGATCTGAATTTTCGTAATCCCTCTTGAGAATTGCTTTGAAACGATCCATCCATTTTCGTTGGTCTTCAGTGTCAGAAATCCACGACGGCTTCTTGGCACCTTTCAAAATTCCGTTACGCTTTCTGGTCCTAACCATTACGCCTCCCAGGCAGACTTTTATTTTAACCCCTTGTGATGGACGCTGAAGAAAAATGCTTCTCCGGTCAAAAATGCCAATCGTCGGTCGTGGTCAAGAATGTCGCGGATGACCCGCGACGTGCATCATTGATTATCGGTGTTCGTGCTTCTTCTCTCCGGGCGCGGAGTTTCGCTTGACTGTTTGCCCGCCGCAAGCGTGAATGTGCTGGTGTTCAAGGAGAGAAAATGAGGGCAAACGTCACAGGTCAGATCGCGAAGTTACCTACCTTGTCCCGCCAGCAATTGCTCGATTTGTGGCAGAAGCTTTGCCGGAGGGCAGCTCCAAATGGGATGCGTAGGGAGAGGATGATTCCATTCCTGGCTTACAGGATTCAGGAGAGAGCATACGGCGGACTCAAGCCTTCAACACTTTCCCACCTTCGGCGGATCTCCCGAAGTTTGGAACGGTCTAAATCGTCTACCGAACTAATCCTTCGACCCAGGGCCAAGGCCGGAACTCGTATGGTTCGCCATTGGCGGGGCGAAGCGCACGAGGTAGTCGTGACTCAATCGGGGTACGAATACCGCCGAGGCAGCTATCGGAGCCTTTCTGAAATAGCCCGCAAGATCACGGGGACCCGGTGGTCTGGTCCAGCATTCTTTGGGCTGAACAAGGCTGATTCCGGTCAAGGTCGCCGCGATGCCTAACAAGCAAGTTCGGTGCGCCGTCTACACCCGCAAGTCTTCCGAAGAAGGGCTTGAGCAGTCCTTTAATTCACTCGAGGCCCAGCAGGAAGCTTGCCGTGCTTACATCCTCAGCCAGAAGCATGAAGGATGGAGCGCACTGAAGAACCGATACGACGACGGCGGGTTCTCCGGCGGGACCATGGAGCGTCCCGCATTGAAACAATTGTTGGCCGACATCCTGGCACGTAAGGTCGACACGGTCGTTGTATATAAGGTTGATCGTCTGACCCGCTCCCTCACGGACTTTGCAAGGATTATCGACGTGTTCGATTCGCACGGTGTCAGCTTTGTGTCCGTAACACAGCAGTTCAACACGACCACCTCAATGGGGCGACTCACTCTGAACGTCTTGTTGTCGTTTGCCCAGTT